CAATGACCATGCCACTAGCTTCTTCTACGGTCACAACAAAAGGCAACTTAATTCCTGTGTAATCGCCCTGCTCATCCATGTCCTCAAAACCTGGGATGTCCAAGTCCGCTTGAAACTCAAGCAAGAACACTTCTTCAGGAGAACCCGATTCCACAACACCCGTTTGCTTGTCAATCGAATAACGTATCTGACTTGCGTCCCCTGGCATACCAACTGGAGAGACATTCGTATCTAAGTACTCACCTGCTACCACCCGTTTACGGAACTCATTAGAGTCCATCGCAATACGGTGCGTGATCCGCGGGCATTCGCTCATGACACTCGATCCCCAATAAGGGATGTACACGTCATCAGGTAAACAAAGCTTACTTACCATGCGCCCTAATTGCTCATCATAGTAAATCTTCTTAAAGGCCGAACCACCGTAACCTGCGTAGAACAACAGTTGGTCAAACTCAGGCGTGTATTCCTTCATGACAGAAGTAATCTGGTAGTTCATGAAGTCTTGTACACGAGCGGCTTGCTGTGCCTTTTCTAGCGTTTCTTTGCCAACTACCTGTGTACGTACAGGACCACCTGCAGGCAAGAGTTCTTTTAATGCTTGTGATTGGAACTGCACAATCGCTTCGGTCAGCATTGGGTGCACTGCCCCTGCGGCGCCACGAAAAGGCTTGGTGCGTTCTTCTATCTTTAACCCCAAGAGGTCAAGACCTTTAGAGTACATCTGTTCCCAATCAGAGCGCCCCGACTTATCCGCCTCAAACAAAGACATCAGTTCAATCGATATATGGGATAAATCGCTTTCGTCGATAATCAGGGCGAGGTTATCATAAAAGCCTACTTCCTCGTCATCACCTATCTCAACAATAGCACTGCCATCATCTTCCAACAGGATTTCAATGTCAGGCATTTCCTCCTGTTCAATTTCAACAGTTAAGGGAGCGGGGTTGACGCTTTTATCAATGGGCATTTAAGTACCTTGTTCTTTATTTAAAACGTTAATTAGTTTGTGCCATACCAGCTACTGCCGCCTGAACCCGTGATATCTATACCGTTACTAAAGGTTCGCCTATCTTCTTTTTCAGGAGGAGGAGGAGGGGGAGCAGGAGGCTTTGCTTCAGGGGAAGCAGCAAGATTTGCTTTAATCTGATCAAGTGTATCACCGCTATCTCGCCAATAATTAAGCCCTGCAGTATCCGCTTCACGTCCTAAGATGTCTTGGTAAAAGCCCCTTATTTGCGCTTCACGAGAGGAGCCAATACCCTGCGCTATTTGGCCTAGATTTTCTTTACTGTTTATCCAGTAGTTTAAACCTGCCTCATCCGCATCACGACCTAAAGATTTTCTATACAGGTCTTGTATTGCGTTTGTTTCGTTTTGTTGCATGTTATTTCTAATCTGATCTAACGACTCCCCTGTGTTCATCCAGTAGTTTAGACCTTCCGCATCAGCGTCACGATTTAAAATGTCATTGTAAAAACCTGAGATAGCTCCAGACTTAGCTGCTCTGTCGGCTTCTGCGATCCTGCTCGCTTCGGCTACACGATCCGCTTCCGCTACACGATCCGCTTCCGCTACACGATCCGCTTCCGCTACACGATCCGCTTCCGCTACACGATCCGCTTCCTCTACCCTTTTTCTTTCATCTATTACAGCCTGGTTAATAACAGGCTGTGGGGCATAGATTAGGCCAGAGGTGGGAGCGGACAAGGGAGGGGCTGTGACAGGGGTTGTAGGCGCTACAGGAACAGGAGTAGGCATGGCTTCCCCTGTGAAAACGTTTTCGCTAGGCACATTTGGACTACTAAAAGCAGGAGTAGGCGCCTGTGTTGTAAACGGTAATGGCGCTTCAAACACCACGGGTTCACCTCTTGGAGGTTGAATTAACTTTCCACCAGAAACGCTTGGGGCAGAAAAGTTAAACGTACTTTGATCCATCCCACCATACGCCGGGTACTGATACGTAGACTGCGTAGGTGTAGATACAGTGCCACCAGAGACAACTGGAGCGGAGAAGTTAAATGTAGGGTCGTCCATCCCACCATAGGCAGGATACTGATATGTATTAGGCATAATGCCCTGGAGAGTTTGATTCATCCAGTCTTGCCAGTTCACCGCACCGCCCGTTGCATACTGCGCAGGATTGATCTCATTAAATTGACGCATCTGTGCCGCAGCGCTTGTGGGAGCGCCCCTTAGTTGCTGTTGCAAAAACTCTTCTTGGGTCATCATGAGAAATCCTTTTTCGCACCTATGTAGCGCCGTGCACCGTGATGCGCCTCGCCTGATTGTATCCCTTAATAGTACTCTGGTACAACTTCTTTTTCATTGGTGTCACCCCATTGCTCGTCGGTGGACAAAGTAATAAAGTTGCCCGACCTAAACCGCATGAGCGCCTGTATGGTGCTATCCACCTGGTCATCATGGTCGCCATTGGGGAACGCAGCGCATTCCTCAATCAGATCCTCCGCCCAGTCCGTGTCGGGCGCCCAAACCATTCCAGACTCCAAAATAGGTGCGACCGCATTGGCTCTAGATACTTTGTCTTGCCCCGCGCGCCTGCCGCCTGGGGCGTACATCGTCACAGGAATCCCCACTCGCCTGAGCTCTTGTTGCAAAGTCGTGCCCGTAGCCTTGGCTTCAATCAACACATTATCGGGCTGCCAATACCTGTACTCGTCCATCGCCACGCGCTTGAGCTCAGGGAAATCCCAGCGCCCTTTTTTCACACCCATCAAGATTACGTTCGGACCATCGTCCGCGGTCGGGTGAAACACACCCCAAGTCGTGATAACAGAGAAGTCCGCCGTTTCCTTTTTTGAATACGCCGTGTCATAGCTTTGAATAATGTAGTCCACTGGGGGTGGATGCTGGTCGGGCCACGCGCGCCACCACTCGCGTTTCAAGATCGCGCCCTCTTCTGCCGTGGGTTGCTGTTGCCACTGCGCTTGCCACTTACGAAGGCCAATGGACATCTTGACCTTCTCTAACTCTTCAAGCTTCCAGTACTCGGGCCACAAAGGATTGCCACTTGGCAAGATGGCAGGAAACTCCAACACCTCCCACTGATCCGTCTTTAACTGACCTTGTTGCCTGAGCAAGCGCCCCGACAAATCGTCCGTCTTCCAACGGGTGTTGATCACGATGATCGCGCCCCCTGGTTGCAAGCGCTGACGAGGTCCCGACGTGTACCACGACCACGTGTTCTCCATCGCCGTGTTGGACACCGCATCTTGTTCATCCAAGATGTCATCAAGAATCACCACGTCCCCGCCACGGCCCGTCATCGCACCACCCTTGCCAATGAAGAACGCTTCGCCACCCGCGCTCGTGTCCCAACGGCCCGCCGCTTTACTGTCCGCGGACAACGCCATCTCGGGAAACAGATCCCGGTAGTTATCCTCGGAGACAAGATTTCTAATCATGCGCCCAAAGCGCTGTGCGAGCTCCGCGGTGTGCGAACCCACAAGCAACTTACTCGTTGGACGTTTGCCCATTAAATAAGCAGGAAACAAGTAACTTCCCATCTGCGAGTTGTGGGTAGGAATCAAAGTAGTCCCAACCAAATACAGCCCATCTTCTGCATCCACTTGAATGCACTTGCCCATCTCCCCGTTTGGCAAAAACTCCACTTGTGTGATCGCCGTTGCGCGTCTAGACAAGCTTACCCTTTTCACACGCTTTCTCGGTATCTTTGTCGGAATATCCAAAGTAGGCTGAAACCCAACGTAGTAAACAATCTGCTTACCTTGAATACCACTTGTGCTCCGACAAGGTAACTGCTCATGCACATAAGGGCGTTGACCAAGACTAGTCAACAACTCCACCAAGGAGCACTTTAAAAACTCAGAGCAAGTGGCAATCCGAACTCGACTCGTTGTGCGCTCTACATGCCCATCCGTATCAATTAACCCTGCAAGAAGATCTAAACGTTGCTCAATCGAAGATCGCAAATAAATATCAGGGATGTGCTTGTTTTTATAAACTCCAAGCTTTTTTAAAACTTTCCGAATACCTTGCCCACCAAATATAGCTTTGATGACGCTTGT